GGTTCTAGTAAAGGGACATATAATTATTTGGTTTATACCCAGTTAGTTAAATTGTTGGATCCCGTTACTCAAGGAATGATTTATTATCTTCAGGGAGATATGGAATCGTTCAATCAATTAACCATGAAACAAAAATTTTTAGCAAAATATCTTGTAAAAAAAGGGGGACTCATTCATTCACGACGCGATGCACGTAGCAAGGAATTTATAGTTCCTGCTAATATGTTACCGATAATCATTCCTAATAATGATTTTGATCCTGAGGATGAAGAAATTCCTGTCCGACTAACCCAATGGGTAAGAAATTCTGGAATCCCTGTTGTCAGAGGGGACACCATTAATCTATATCCCATTACAAAACGATATAGAAACGACGGTACATATCTTGTAGATGAAATAAATGGGATAACCCGGGTTATCCCAATGGCTTTTGAACCAGACGAATATGGAACCGTACCTCCACAGTTCAAGTTCCCCGAATTCCCTCTCCGATATTTTAAAGATGTGTTAGCTCATAATAGTTATGTTTGGTTAGATGAAAGTTTAATTGAACAGATTCAAAATAATGTTCGCTTTGGAATTCCGGAAATACCATTTTATAAAAGACCAAGTAGAGATATCTTGTATTCATCGTTTGAATATGATGGAGATGAATATTGGGTATTAAGTACTCTTGATGATTGTAAAAATACACAAGAATTAGATACCCCCGAACTCAGGCAGCAATTCTTAGATGCGGGGCCCTATAATTTTAAGGATCCTCTAGGATCCTACGACTATGAAGTTAATGAAGATTATGAAGACTATGTTATCTATCGATTAGTAGTTTGTTAAAATCTGTTTATTTTGAACACTTAATGTGACTGGTTGGGAAACCTGGGAAGATGGTGGAAGTTGCAGGGTTACCGGACTGGTTGGTTTAGTATTATTTTTCAATGTTAATTTGATAACAGGCTTTGTTAGAGGCCACTCGAAATAACTAAATAATGCCTCAATCTGACATATCACATCCGACAAATCGTCCTTTTTCTCCTTTCTCCCATTAACTTTTCGATTAAGTACAGCTAAACCTACTTTATCGTTTCGATTCGTCAATAGTTCTCGAGCTTTATCTATAGCCCATAGTTTGAGACCCCTCTCATTTAGATTGGGTGGAACACCTAACTCCCGTCCTTTTAGAGTTGGAGCTACTTCAAAAAACATGGGTAATTCCGGTTCTTTGTTCTTCAACAGGATCATAAAGTAACTCAAAGTATGTTGGGACATTCTAACTGCTCGATAGTTAACGGGTAACTGTTTCTCGATAATCACCATATGACAAGTTCGGAATAACTCCTTATGTCGATCGAGGAAATCTAAAACAAAGGTATATAAGGGACTTACTAAATCGGTTGTAAGTTCCTGTTCACCCTTCTTTAAACCGATCTTATCGAACAATAATGTATCAATAGAACCTACAGATTTAGTTGATCTTTCTTCTACTCTTATAGCATAATGAGTTACACCAGGATCTACAGATATTACTCGAATTCGCTCGGGCCATTTTCTATTACTTAATGGCACCGTGTGGGGATTATGACATACATAGACAGATTTATAGGGTTGTTCGCTTTTTGGAGTCCTCCTTTGGAACATCCTTTTTATTAGTTTTCAAATAGTTAAGGTTCCAATCAACTTTGAAATATTTTTCAACCTTAAAACATAACAACTATTTTGTTATGTTTTACAATTCAAGGGATTATCCCATCAGATACACATACATCTTACCGAAGGTACCAATGTTGCATACCATCTTAAGAGGAAGTCCCTTTTCAATATACATCTTAATAGTACCAGTAGGAGAGAGAGCATTCAATTTGATAAGATATTTAATGATGGATATATCAATACGGAATCTCTCGATTTCTCCTATTTCTCCTATATTCAAACGAGGAGGTGGGAGCTTGGATTTTATAATAGAACCTTTAGAAGTATCGCCTGGAAAAATACTTTTCAGATGTGTTTGATTATTATGTGATGACGCTGTACACTTTCCGAACTCCTTAACCGATCCAATAGCACCAGTATTAAGAATACCCTTGTAAATAACTCCATTCTTAAATCCGTGGACATTGGCGTGTGAACACTTAATGGTGACTAAACTCTTGCATAGCTTAGAAAAATCTGTCTGGTAAACTGTACATGTTGGGTCTTTCTTTCCTTGTTCGTATTTAGGTAGGGTGTAAACCGTGTAACTGGTAGTAGTGATAGGTAACAAATATAGATTGGATTCTGATCCCTTTTCACTCTGAGATCTAATACGAATATATAAGTTTTTGGGTTCTCCCGACAACTTATACAAATCGATATGATCTTTCTTACCTACATTTCTTGTAATATTTCTGAGGTCTGCTAGATTGACCCCTACTACAATCTCATCGCTCTTTGAATCAAAGGAGTAATCCGTCAGTTCATATGTTTTCAAATCAATCACGTTTAGAATATTATTATCCGAATCTCCCTGCTCGTAACGAATTCGGTGTTTAGTAAATCTAAACACACCTTCGATATTAGGTAAACGTATATATTCAATCATATTACGAAAAGATGACCCGTCAATAAAGGTTGCAAAAAATGATGCATCATTATCAACGCTAATTTTAGATACCGCGACCCCGTCATTTTTTTGTTGATATGGTGTAATATTATCAGATGCAGAAAGATCAAGAGATCCCATAGGATTTGAAATATCTGTATTATTAGGCGGAACTAATAACTGCGTTATTCCAGAGTTACTTTCCATTGTTTATAGCAGAACTCAGGACTTTAAATAATTAACATTGTATTAATATAAGATGATTATTCTAAAGAACTAGTAGAATTCAAAGATGAGTTCTGTTGAAATTATTTAAGGAGTGAAGTTCCGTCATTCTTGCTCGAACTGTCTTGACCAGATCATGATCAGGTTCAAACAAAACTTTTATAGAGCCGTTTTCGTTTAAACCTACTAATTCATAATGTCCAGGTAAGTACAGTATAATTATAGATGGTCGATCTTTGTATAAGATATCATCATCGAATCCCGTTATATAAACATCTCTTTTAATTGCATCGAGAATGTAAATATCTTTGTCCAGTTGATTAGATATAAATTCATTGAATACATTGTCGACCGCTCTATTAGAATCTAATAATTTCTGCATATTGATAAGTGAATATGATGGGACTGATTTAGCAAATTCTGGTAGTTGTCCTCTAGATAAAACCTCATAATGCGTGGGACTTCGAGGGTCGCTTGGTTTAACCCTGGAACCTAATTTAACCGCCAAAGATTTTCGTAAATTCTTGATAAACTCAGTTCTATCAAAAGGTTTATTATCTTTTCTTCCAAGAATATAAGGTCTAAAATAACTCTTAGCAATGGCATGGAAAAAGCAAGATCCATCCATTGGTGTTCGTATTCTTACTAACCCTTCATAACCGAAGGGTTCTTCCCAATCTAAGTTTTCGTACTCACTGTTTGTTAAATATTTCAGTAGTGTTTGATGGCTTTGAACTACCTTGGGACCTAATATACTCTGACGAGATTGATTTATTTTAGTAGATTCGTCCATAGCGTTTTGATTAAATCCTCTAACATTTAAACTATCAAAAGATAGATCACAAATAATAAAATCTCTCTAGAAGTTAAATTTAATATAATAATTTACAATATTATATTATTAAATATAATCTTGTATTACCGGATTATTTGCTTTGAAGGTAATTACCTTTGACATTTATAAAAAGTTCTGAAAAATTGGAAATTCTTGATCGTTTCTATATACTTTTTACTTGGGTATAGGTGGTAATTCTGTACCACCTATGTCATCAATTAAGTTTCTAAGAGATTTGATAAATGGATCTTTTTGATCGAAAACCGTTTGAAACAATCCTTCCCTTTCAATACCTACTGTTTCATAATGGCTACCATTACCGGAAATAACTACAACCTTCCTAACCAATCCTTTTACAGATGTATTTAAATGAACATATAAGTCTTTATTTGTTAATCTCATTACATAAATATCTATACCTAACATATCAGAAGCATATTGATATACTTCATCCCCTAGATAAGATTTACTGTTAAACAGTCTCTGGAGTCCATTCAGACTGAAATCCAAAGAATTACCAAACCGGTCTTTTATATCAAGAACCTCACCAAGTGCACTTGACACCACTTGTTGTTGATGCAAAGCAGCAAGCTGACCATTCGCGGCAGTTTCCCATAACGTCTTCCCCGGATTCTTTGGATCTTCCATTTCCAGCGTATATGCGATGTCTCGTCTTAATTTTGATACAAAGTTCGTACGATATTCCCGATCAGGGTTGTTTTGATACGGGGGATAATATGCACCCAACACTGAATGGAAGAAACAAGAACCATCTCCGATGGCGCCTATGCGAACTACCTTCTCGTTAGGATACCATGTTACAGTTAATTCCTCATATGTATCCATTGGAATCATAGGGAGTTCCATTTCAACTTTTTTTATCTGAAATCCTACTTGGGGTATCTGTGGAATTGCTGGTTTTACAGTCCCAATGGGTGGGACTGTAGGAACGGTAACAGTCGGAATTTCTGGCAATTCCGGTAAAGGGGGTAATTCCGTAACGGGTGGCAAAGTGGTTACTATATCACCATCAATTTGTGGTACTGCAATCGGGGGTATAATTGGAATTCCAATTTCGTCTGGACTTATCATCGGGACTGCAATTGGTTGTAATCCTACTTCAGAAACGGCAGGACGATCTGTAGGATCAGTTTTAAGTCCTGGATCAGTTTCCTGTTCAGGCATAACTTGATATAACTCCGGGAGTGACACGGTATCTGTTATGTCGGGGTTTCTCCTTATAACTCCCGATGTGTACATTTGAGTCATTGTGATTTCTTCTTCCGTTAAAAATTTCTCGTCATCAGCTCGGTTTCTTTCATAAAATTCAAAACCAAATTTACCTAAGGGCATTATCAAATCTCCTAATCTGACTAACCATTCTGTCTGATCTTCTACAATGGTACCTTCAATATGAATATAGAGCTCTTTCGGAGTTTTGTCACCATCATAAGTGAGAGTTGCAGGTCCTAGATCTAATCGAGTTAGGGCGGGCCCAGTATCGAAGGCAGGTTCGAATGTCTGTTCTACTAAATCGCCGTCAATTGTCAAGAAAATTATCTTCCCGTCTGTTTTGATATTACTAGTGATAGTGTTAACCAATCGATTAACCATCGATTGGCTTCTCCAAAAAAAGGACATAGATAGCATCATCGAAACAACATCTACCCTGCCACCAATAAACTGTCTAACTGCATTATGAATTGTTACTATATCTTCTCCTCCAGTATTTAATATCATAACTCGATCTGTCATTCCATTGAGAGCAATTCTTCTCTCAAGTTCCACAATATGTTCCTTGTTGGGTTCAACTGCTATGACTTTTGAAAATTTTCGCCATTTCGATACATCACCTCCTCTTCCGGACCCAATATCTAATAAGGTTAAACCACTTGTCACATTTGACAACTCAAAAGAAGTAGAAATAATATGTTTCTTTATCCTATTGTGGTAGGCTCGTAACAGTGTGAATGATTTACCCTCCATTGTTTCTTGATCTAATGGTCTCTGAATATCCATCCAAACATCTTCAGCAATATCGATCTTGTTGGGTTTAGTTTTGTCATGACGGACGCGATGGGGAATTAATAGTTCTCGTTGATAATCCCAACCATATTCCACAATAGTACCATTGGGCAATCCAGCTGTTATCCTATGTTGGTGGTCGACTTTATCTCTATATGGAAATATTTTAGTTCCCTGAAATAAAACCGGTTTTCCTTTCTCGTTAACATACAATCTAATAGTTGAACCTTGAGGTCCGGCTTTCCATTGGATCTTAAAATCTATAGTTAATTGATCCTTTGGTTTCCATTTACAGATATCGACCCAATCCGTTAAAACTCTACGATACAATGGTTTTGTGTCAGTATGAGGGTTGTAAACCGTATTTACTGGAGTGAACATGAATCCATCTTGTTTATAAGACAGGTGTTCTTGTTCTCTGAACATATCTCTCATGATAGTGAAAAACTCCTGTGGAGTTCCAAAATTACGGAAGGTCTTAGTATTAATATAAATGAGATTTGTCTTTAAAAGTTCAGTTACTGCTTGAGCATGATTCATTCTCTTACCATGAGGATGTTTTTGAATACTGTTATCGTTATTCCACGCTAGACAGTCAAAAGTTAGATACCAAATCAGCGATTTGGGTGCTCCCGCCAATCTCTTATCGGGGGGAATATATTCTCCATCTAGAATAGTACCAGTTAGTGTAGGAATTTCAGTATTACTAATTCGGTTTAAAGAATATGGTGACATCACTAACCAAATTCCAGTTGTGTGAAATACCAATAGTTTTCTCTGACCGTCTGCCTTGTGAGTGACCGAGTACCCTGTTTCCTGGTTACCAATCAGACCACCCCAAACCATATCTTTCAGTTTAAGATTTCTAGCTTGAACCATTGGGTAATGATCCAATTTGCCTCGCATTCGGGAACCCAATAGCATATTGGTGAAGCTGATAATAGCATTAGCTTCATAAGAGTTATATAAGACGATAGTATCGAGAACTCGATGAAGAGTAACAACTAAAGACTTGTCAAACGCAACCAATCCGAGTGGGTTTATCAATTCAATCTCCACCTCATATCTAGTCTGATCTTTCTGAAATCCTCCTTGGAGTCCTTGAACCATATCTACCATAGTGATATCGATTCTTACCATATCTCTGAACACACTGTAGGAATAACGACTCTTTTCGCGAATGATATCGGGTACAAAATCTGGAACGGGTTGTATCGGGATTTCTCGACTCATAGAATATCTTATTCCGTAGTTCTTATCTTCTTGATTCCATAAACGATCTTTAGTTATCCATATAGTTTTGGGTTCCTTATCACCGACAGGAACCGTGACTGTTTTCCTGACGTTCTGAGAAATATAATCAGTAGTTTTTGTTTCAACTGCTTGTGCTCGTTGGTCGAAATAATCTCTAATCCTATTAAATATCTGGCGAGTAACACCAGGAATAAAACCTCTATTTGTTAATCTACCAAACCGGGCCTCCAATTCAACAGTACCGTCATTATATTCAGCATATGTAGATTTTATACGTTGTTTAATGCCAGCAGTTAGCATTTATTTAACACGTTATTTTATAAAAAGATGTTGAATTCATAAATCAAATTATCTCTCGTATAAACGGGATCTAGAATAATATATCATCTATTATGTTATATTATATTATTATCTACTGGCTATTTCCTTGGTAATTTGATTTCTTAGTTGATCGAATCTGTTGTCACTAACTATTTTGTCTATATGTTCTAGTATTTCTATCAGTTCATTTCGTGTAAAAATACTTAGATCAAAATTTCGAGTAGTTAACACTATATCGTTACCAGTTTTGAGAGTGAGAGAGATGGGGGGTTCTCCTTCCGGTGAAACTATTATTACCCCTGATACAGGTTCGGTGATAAGATCGATCGTTTTATCAATCCCGTAATAATCTGATATGCTATTAAAATTATCTATAATACTATTAATCTCAATATAAGGTATTTTATTACTTTTAATTGACTTCGCTATTCTATATAATTGTTCGTGGAGGCCATTAACAGTTGATCGAATCTCGGGTGTTGGAGTTTTGTCAATTACAATTAAATCGGTAGGAATATCGGGAATAATATTTTCCTCTACATTAGTGTTTAATGAATGAGTACTACTAACATTTCTAATATTTTGGATCAATGTATCCAGGCGTTCTTTATTGGTTGTACCATTGACAAACAATTCGTTAAAGAATGATATAACGTCCCGATGATTTTCCATATGATTAGTTACAATTTCATACAGAATGTCGTAAGGATGAACTTTATTAAGATACTTCCCGACGACTAAATCTAGAAAATCTAAATCTGATAATATCATATCTATAAATGTCGCTATTAGATTACTGATGTAAGGACGATCTTTCTTAAATCTTTTTGATTTGTACTTAATATCGGAATTTATTATGAAATATTTACTGTTTAAATTAATGATACTACTATTTTCTACCATTGATAATATAGGGTTAATATTCATATATAAATCAGTCTGTAATACAATTGACAAAGATTCTATAGGGGGTATCAAACAAAGATTATTTCCAAATAAGTATATTAGAGTTTCTTTTATAGATAAATTAGATGAAACAATATCATCAGCCAATATGATATCGGTTGAATAAATTACAGCTTTAGGTATGTATTTACATCTTTTTAAATCTGATAAATAACGATACTCCCGGAGCCAAATAGGAGTTTCGCCTCTTAAAATATCAACCAAACGTATATGAGCGTCGTCGGTACTGTCGTATTTTCGGTATATTCCTACAACAGAATATTCTTGTTTAGTTATATATTGAATCAACCTGCTTAAAGGATCGGTCGCCTGTACTAATACAATTCCGGTCTCCGTTAAGCAAATCTCATTTTCAGAATCGTCGTCAAATGAAACTTCAGATGTTGATCGATCTGTGATGGGAATCTTTTTCTTATTAGATTTAGCAGTAAACAACATTGTTTTGTTTTTATAATCAAACGTTTGTTTATAATATCTATTGGTGATTTAGAAACGGATATAAAGAGTATCCCGTTTTACAAAATGGAACAAAACCCTCCCGAGGAAGAGAGATTTATAACTAATGTCCTAGATTTAACTGCATTGGTACATGAATTGGCCAGCATCTGTTGGGATGCTGGGAGAAAAGATATTAATCCTCAACTTGTATTATTTGCTGAAAATTATCTGGAAGGTTATGATCCAAAAAAATTAATTGATGTTTTTATCAGGTATTCACATAATTTTTGGGATCAAATCAAAAACCGTGACGAAATATTTTTTATTGAGAATGCACATGTTATTTTTAAACATCTTCCAGTAGACAGTAGTAATATTAATGCTTTTAAGGTATTCTTTACTGCAAAGGATGAAAACGGAAATAATATCATTGAAGAAGACGATCGAATGGCTATTTGGGATATATTTGAGAGTCTTGTGAAAATTTGCATCAAGTTTATTCATAGAGTTAGAGGTGTTAAACTTGTTAGTACTAAGAAGGGATTAAGACCAGCATACATTGAGAAAAAATATCCTAAAATTAAGGTGAAAGAATTAGCTAAATTATGGAAGATTGATCTACCGATGCCTGGTCAAGATTAATAGAAAAAACAAATAAAAGCTTTGTTCTTAATTATAAATATGAATAACATAAATAAGCTAAGTGATCCGACGGTTGTTGGTCCTGGAACCTGGTGGTTAACTCATATGAAAGGTAAAGATGCAACTAATGATAAACTTATTGAAGAATTTATTGACCATATGTATTTTTTAGCTGAGAATTTTTCCTGTAAGAACTGTCGAAAACATATTAATCAATATATGGAAACGCACCCTTTTGATGATCTTCGTAATCTAAGGAACGAGGATGGAGAGAGAATAGGTATGTTCAAATGGTCTTGGCTATTTCACAATGCTGTTAATACCAGAATCGGAAAACCTCATGTAGATTGGGAGACAGCCGTTGAAATGTTTTATGGTGATACCGGAGTATGTAGCAAAAACTGCGAAGAAGCCGGCGAAGACTCAGTAAGTCATAATTTTGAAACCCCTGAAAATAATTTTCCTACATTGCCTACTAACAATGATGATAGAAAATCTAAATTAGCGCAAGGATATTTTATGTCTATTGGTATTCCTAAGACACTTCAAAGGAACGGTATTTACGGGAATGACAATAAACAACCTGAGGAAGAATCTTGGGTTAGCTTTGCTACTGTTGGTAATTAATAGACTAAGATATAATAAATTATTATATCTTACTTATTTATTGGTCTTCGATGAAATCATCCCCATCAATAAAATCATCCCCATCAATAAAATCATCCCCACCAATGAAATCATCCCCATCGAGAGACTCTGTATTGTTTACCGTTCCGGAAAAAATACTAGTAGAGTCCAGGTTATCATTAATACTTTTTGTGTCAATATTACCGGCAGCCCCTAAATTTCCAACCAATTTATTGACTATATCACCTAAATTATTACACTCTTTCATCTCCTTCATTACATTACCCATCATAGATTTAGTCTGTGGATTATTCATTAGATCTCCTAACATACCACTAAATTCTTCTTGAGAGGGAATTTTCTGGCCTTCTGGTAACTTAAGACCCATCTGACCCATAAAATCAGTAGCTGCTCCCAACAATCCACTCAGCGGATCTCCTGATAGGTTAGATTTGCTCGTCTTAATACCAGCATCCTTTTCCAAACTATTAATATACACATTTAATTTTTTCCTATCATCTTCTTCCTCTGAAATTTCATGGAAAATACGATACATATGAAGTAAGAAAATAGATGGATAAAGAAGTTCTTGACTTTGTTCGATGTCAGGAAGTCCCTGAAGATTTTCTTCTGTATCATCTCTCAATTTACAAGCAGTATTGTAAATAATACCGAGGTGAATCTTGATATCCGTCTTTGCACCAACATCTTCTCCGAATTGAATAGTCAGATTCCCATTTTTGATCCAATTATCTCTACCTGGTCCTCTCAGAATGGCAGAACGGTTGTTATTGTAGATTTGCTGAAAGTACCACAGATGTTCTTCAGGTTCAGTTCTGTCATATGTCTTTATATATTTCTCCAAACGACTTAAGATTGGATTTTTGCGTGAACTTAGCTTTAGATTTCTCTTCTCGTGGGAATTAATGATAGTTTTTGACAGAGTTAGAAATTCACTTAAACTCTTATCAAAATTTGATATATCGGATGTAACTGAGTCCATCTTTTAATAAGATGTAATTACTTTAGAGTAGTTAATTAACTTCTATTTTTATTTCATAAATATAATACTAATAGATGTTTAATATAACATATATTAGTATGTGGTTTACTATTTTCGATAAATATCGATTGTATCCAAATCCATATATTTGCTACGAATATTATGCAAGTCGATTGAAGATGTTGGGGTTTCTAAAATAATATCAATGTCTTGATCATAACAGTAATTAAGTAAGGATTTTAATCCTTCATCTGATTCATACCAGATATGTCCTTTTCTTAATCCTTCATGTCGATCAACGCGAGCACCAAATGAAACTTTTGAATCATTCAGATGAATCACATCTGGATTTCTTCCATAGACAGATTCACACATATCAAAGATTTTTACCACATCTTCATGAGTCTGAACGGAATTAGTACCTGCTCCAAATATATGTTGAGTATCAATGCACAGTCCAATAGTGTTTGTGTCAATACCTTCATAGATATGTCGTAACTGTTCCCAATTCCATCCCAATTTAGTTCCAGCTCCAGCTGCATTTTCTAATATCAGCTGTTTTTCTGCTCTCGGATGAGTCCCGCGAGATATTTTTAGGTCATTAATGTTATTTACCACATTTTGAATGGTGCCCCTCGCTCCGATGTGAACGATACAAGAACCAGGCATATCCCTAATTTGATATAGTTCCTTTTTAATAATATTTGTTGTCCCGATTAAAATTCCATTATCGTGTTCTCTAGCGAGGTTAGTATTGTTAGGGCAATGGACATAAAATGTTTTACCGTATTTGTCGCAGTAATCAATAGATCTTAACCGATCATAATTGTTGATACTTGTACATTTATATCTATTAGTTGGTCCTAAATAAAACTGAATACAGTGCGATCCTTCAGAAATGGGTTGAGATAAAGTCTCCATAATACTGGATTTTAGGGGAACATTACATCCTACTCTATGGTGTTGATCTATAACTCTGATTTTAGGAGCATTGGTAGCCAAAAACTTGTGACTTCCTGAACCACAATTACAACTCATGTTATAATTATTGTTTGAATTATAAATACTGCCTCAATTTTATAATAATATAATAATGTTTGATTATTATATTATATACATGATATTTAATAGGGAGGAGTTCCAGGAACGAGCGGGAGAGACAATCCTCCTGCTAGAGGGGATCCCAGGGGGGAGCTAGCGATTGGGAGTGTCGGGAGTGCAGCGACTGGACTGCCAACAGATTGCCCAAGAGTAGATGCGACAGGAACAGTCATGGGTGCAGCCATGGTCTTGGATTGATACACCCGGTTCCATTCGTCAATGTATCGGCTATACTGGGGTCCCAATTTTTGTACAACACGAGCATACGGTTCAGGCTTGGATGAAACGATCTCCAGACCAGCAACACCAAACTTCTTGGAACCCTCTCCAGGTGTCTTTATCAACTTGATACCAGTTCCCTTAACGAGGTCCATATTGGATACATCCAATACCTTCCCCTTGCGTTTAGCATCTTGCAAACGCTTGGCAAGATCCGGGACACGTCCCGCGCGCCTACGAGGAGAAGTACCGCGAGGAGAAGTACCGCGAGGAGAAGTAGCTGTAGTACGAGCTACCGTAGTAGCTTGACTGACATTATCCACCAAGTACTGAAGTCTGTCAAGGGTAACAGAGGGCCCTCCATTAGCAGCCTTGGCGGCATCCTTGGAGGCCTTGTATTGCTTGTACATGGCAATCTCAGCATCAAACGCAGGTTTCTTCGTAGTGTTGTAGTTTGATGCGGTGTATCCATCAGCCAAAATAGCTTCAAAATTCGGAATACGATTGAAAACTCTTCTAAGAACAGTCGGGTCACCGGCTGCACGCAGCTGCGGGAGGTACACGTCCCGACTAGTCTCGGGTTTCTTCCAACGACCAGGAGCACCGCTCAGGAGCAGGTAACCCGGCTTAGGTCCAAGCTTGATGTATTGGTGATTTTGGGCAGCTTTTGCTGCTGCTGCTTCTGTCCATTTCATTCCTTTCGAGACGACTGTTGCCATGTTTTGGAATAGTACCTTAACGTTTAAGCCTTTAATCAATCTTCGTAAATATTTTATCAACTTTATAGAAAAACAAACTCACTTTTAAGAACTTTTAAATTAAGGAATCAATTCCGAAAAATAAAAATGTTAAGTCTAAAAGATCCCTATCAATTAGAATCAGATTTTTATAATTCGATTTTTTTTCAATCGGATTACTTATAAAATCAACATCTAAGATTTAAAGATTAGATATTTATGATTATAAAGAAAAAGATAAAACAGAAATATTTATTTGAAACTATACAAAATATAATGGATACAACTGAATCAAGATGGTTTAAAATTGTCGTCTTTTTACTAACATCTATTGTAGTCGGTGTATCTATTGCAAATATAGTATATTACAATCGTATAAGAAGTGGTACATGTGGAGCCGTCAGTAACGGAGAGGCAACCACAATGCTCTGGATAAGCGTAATTGTACTTATAATAGCCGCATTAATTTGGTTATGGAGTATTTGGAGATTATTTTTCTCTCGGGAAACCAGAGAAAGGGTCAAGCATGTAATGCTTGACCCATCTGCCGGGGCCGGTATGGGATACACATATGCTCCTACGGCGGTTGCTACATCCACAGACGAAGCGGCTATGGTTGTTGGCCCCACAGAACAACAATCTATTGATCAGGCGATGATTTATAGCTAAAATATATAATATATTATATATTTTATTGTGGTTATTTAATCTTCAGCAATTATCATTAGGTACCTATAGATGATTTTCTGAACATCTTCGGGAATTTGACTTAATCGTCGAAATGTGATTCCCTTTCCATTGGACACTGTTCGAGATCCATATGGAAGATCCATTTTTCCAGGTTTGGTTTTGATATAGTGATGGAGAATTAATAAGTAAATAATATTCAAGTGTTTCTGGCTCATCCGGGTAATCGTTGTGCAATGAGTTTGGTTAAGAGCCTCTTCTTCCCCATCCATCTGTGAAATTATCTCATCATATAATGGGAATAAGGACATAGGTTTTTCTAAATTATAAAATCAAAACTCTGACGATCAATAATTCCATTCGATCCGAAATAAAAATTACTCTACTTTGCTCGGTTCGAATTTAGCATAATACCCTGCTGTAGGAACCATAAATTTGCCATCCGGAAAACGACCAATCGATTTAGCGTTTTTGGTTAACATTTTATTTTGTGATGTGTTATTGGATTGTTTACTTAGTCTTACAAACATTCCATCGGTATCATTAAGATGATAATTCACCCATTTGATTGTATCATCCTCTGTTAGATTAATCTTTCCAATAGGTTCCACGTGTTCCGGGTATGACTTTCCTTTATCGTCTGTTCCAGGTGGAACTATTTTACCGTTTTTAATGATACCAATTAAATCAGAAGACTGATTAAACCATCTTTCAGCCGGATATAAGGACATTGTGGGAAACCACCCAATGAATCGAGATAGTTGTTTGTGATACTTAACAGGATTTGGTTTTGAGTTGGTAGTTGGAACTTCAATTTCTACAATTTGAACTTGGTTATCCTTTTTTAACGACTCTTTCAAAGATGGCCATACTTTTCTTTTAAAGTTATGACAAGCTGGACATGTTTTAGCTGTTAATAACACAAACACAGGCCGCGAATCCATTTTATTATAAATCAAAATACTTTTTAAGTTGTTTCTTTAGTTATATCCGACTTATTATATCAGGAGATAAAAAAATAAAATGATGTATTAGATGAACTCGATTATGATTAAATATTAACATGGTTAAAATTACATTAATGAAAGGAGCAAATGTAATTCGTTATAGATGGGGAGATCTCACCCCTATTGCGGATGATGGACAAATAACTACCTTAAATTATTTATTGCCCTCTCAAAAATAAATCTTAATATATAATATGTCATAATATTATATATTATACTAAATTCTTCCGTAAATTCTTTTCATTATACCATCTTTCATCTAAATTTCGACTTCAGTTAGTGTATGGAGACCATCCTAAAATAGATTCTGTAAATTCCTCTTCATTATCAATACCTCCTCCATCCAAATTTGGACTCCAGTACGGGGACCATGCTATATACGCTGCTCTCAATAATTCACTTTTCAAATCATACCAGTTAGTAGTACCTGGTATGTAGCTATCATAGAAAGGTTTAATAACTATTTTTATTGTATCTTTCATAAAATCTTTTCTTATTTCTTTTATAGGTATTTTTTCAGTTATATAACTTGGTAAATTCAACTCGATACTCATGAATTCATCATTTAATGCTGTATAGATATTTTCATATCTATACTTAGGGCTTTTACGATTATGTTTATATTCAATCCCAAAATCTCTTTTTAATCTAGTAATCCAAAATGTTTCGTTAGCACAGGCTATATCATTAAATCTTTTTTGAGCTCTGCAATAATTAGATAAGGTTTCCAAATCGAGATCTAATGCTATTAGAAATAGTATATCTTTTGGTATATCATTGAATTTTATTGGTGACTGACTCATTTATATTGAAGATTTATAAAATGTTAAATATATGCTCATTTATTTCATCACTACATTAATAGTATTGTAAAATTTCTCGATATTATATTCTCCTTTATTGACCAATGTTTGAATAGTTTCGATGTTTGGAATATAATCTTTGAAAAATTCTCTATAAGTCGAAAGGATTGAAGTAAGAAACCTATTTACATCAGACAGATACAACCTTGAATCCGGTTCATATATAATTGAATCTCCAAAATCAAATAAAACAAAGTTATTATTGGACTCTCGGTATCCTATATTATCTGGGTTAGTATCCCCGTGAACAATTCCATTTTTGTGTAATTCTATTAGTGCTTTAGCTATATCAAGAAAAAATTTCTTAGTTGTATCTTTATTCCATTCTATATTGGTGTTAATTTTTTTAGTGAAATAAAATATTGGTATTAACAATTCATTGATAGTTGCCCTGATACTGGATTTTCCGATTATATGTTGAGTAGAATGATAAGTATCATGTATAACTATTCCATTATCAACAGAATAATAGTAATTAATTATTTCGATATTACTAAAATCATAATTAGTTGATAATAATGTATCATAGATGTAAACTATTTTATTGTATTTTCTAGAAGAATACAATTTAACAACATATTTATTTGTGACTAATACAAAAATTCCTCCCGTATCTGCTTTACAAGAAACATATTCTATATTATTTATGGATGAAATTTTATTAAAATGATTCATTAGGGATTCAAGAGTATCGATATCTGTGAACTTATCAATATAACATCCGTACTCAGATAATAAATCCAATAAATTATCCATTTATAAATAAAAATGAATAATTATATCTTTTTTATTTATGGGATTAATATCAATAGAAAAGATGGAATCAAAACAAACATTTGATGTGGATGCATTTGATCGAAAGGTAGCACAAAATATACAAGAGATCCATTATACTATTAGAAAGAAGTTCGAGAACAATAAGTTTATGATTTGGTATAATAATCACGAGGAAGATCTACAGGTAATGTATGAGATGTCTGGATTGAGTTGTGATTTTGAAACCTTTTGTGATTATATATTCAAAAATTCCGAATTAAAAATGATTTGTTAAATTTATTTATTATTTTTTTTAAAACTATGAGTCGTTATTATGAAAATTCAGATGAGTTTGAAAACACCAGTGATGAAGACGAAGATCAGATAGAATATTTATTTGATAAACCTTTGGATACGGATGAATTATTCGACCGAGCACATTGTATTGTAAACCGTCTAAGGTACTATGCTTTCTCTCGAGGTCTTGATATGATGACATCTAGTAATGTTGTTATGGATACAGTAGATTTGATCACATGGAATGAATCTAATTAGATCTAAAATACAAAATATTATTCATTAATGATATTTTGTTAATAAATTATTACAATCCAAGTCCTGACATTGCGAGGCCTCCCCCGGAGTTCTGACGGGCTTTTCTTACAGCATCGATTTGATTGTCAAGATCATCTTCTTCTTGTTCTGTTTGATTTAATCCCTGGTTCATTCCTATATCCATACCTAAATCGATTAACTGGTTCATTCCTGAGTTAATTTGTTGTTGGTTGAATTGGTTGTTCATACCTTGGTTGAATTGGTTGTTCATACCTTGGTTGAATTGTTGTTGCTGGTTGAATTGTTGTTGCTGGTTGAATTGTTGTTGGTTGAATTGTTGTTGGTTGAATTGTTGTTGTTGGTTATTCATACCTTGATAAAGATTTTGATTAAATCCTTGAGGAGAGGGTTGAGAAACCTGTCCAGGTTGGTTGAATTGATATTGGTTTATTCCCTGATTAAATGTCTGAGGGGATATTTTAGAAACCTGTCTAGGTTGATTGAATTGTCGGTTCATTCCCTGATTTAACCCTTGATTCATCCCCGAAATATATGGTTGTTGAGTGAGTTTTATATCTCCCCCTAATTCCTTGGATTGATTTTGTAACTCTTTAATCTGTTCTTTCTGGAAATTATTCAAAACTCTTAATTGGAATAATTCCTGTTTTTGAGCTCCCAAAATATTATTCAGGTCTCTAATAGCACCTGCTAATTGTTTAACGTGTTGTTTAGTGACTTGCATTTCCTTAACTTTCTTGATCGTAGAAGTCAAATGTTCTGTATGTTTATCTATTTCCTGTTCTAAACCATTGATCCTACGATAAAAATAGACAGATGCTCCCAATAAGGCGGTTGTATTTATCAGGGAAATGATTGTCTCAGGTTTCTTTAAAGTTTCCATTTAACTGATATTCTATCACCTTAAGCCTGATTTTTATTGTTATTTCTATTAATGTTGTTTTAAAGATAATTTACATTGTACTTGATGTCTTATTTGATAAGACTGAAATGCCTAATATTGATTGATTTTACGATTTTTATGAGATTTAAACATATATTTATCATTAAAAAATGGATGATGATCCACCAGTCAGAGATATAACTACTGTACCTCAGGAAGCTCCTCCCCCCATCCCGGATGAACTTCGTCAACCAGAACCGGTTAAGTTAGTAATAACTCGACCAGCACCTACTATTACTATTGAACCAACTCCTGCGACTCAAGTTAACCAACTAATTGCTACAGGAAAACAACTACCACCAGTTCAACCTACCATAGTACCAACTCAACCGATACAACCACTACGACAACCAGTTATACAGAAGTCAGTGACACTAGATATACTATTGAAAAAAGGTGATACAGAGACCGATGATTTCTTCGCTATGAGATCAACATATAGCAAAGTAGCATCTACAGTTTTTAAGGGTCAGATAAATCTAGCTACGGCAGTTTTGATCGGAAGAATGGCCGCTAATAAGTGTTTTTATGGAGTTATCTATCCAGAAGAGAGCGATCGAGTACTTCGGTATATCGATTCTCAGATCTTGAACCAATAGATATAATCTATAATGATTTGTTATATATCCCATAGATATATAACAGTTAGAATGATGTGAAACTACCATACTTAAACAAAATCCGACTACACAAAATGGAACCCGATGCCTCTACTATTTCTAATGATTTAATTGAAAAAACCGACAATGACAACGAAGATCAAATATGGAAACCGAACGTATTTGTATTGGGTCCAGGTGGTGCTAAAGGTTATTTGGAACTTGGATTATTGCTTAAATTCGAACAAGAATGCTATCTTGATCGGGTGAATGCATTCGTTGGTTGTTCGATTGGATCCTCTATTTCATTATTAACCGTTGCTGGTTACTCGGTGACTGAAATAATTAATGATTGTATAAATATCAATATAATCAACGATATTACTGATTTGAATATAGAGCATTTAAAAGAAAGTCCTGGTTTGTTGCGAATTAAAACGGTTGAGGATTTGTTAAAACTAAGAATCCAGCAGAAATATGGAATGATTCCTACACTTAAACAATTATACATGGCCACTGGAATATTGTTAATTATTGTTACATTTAATTTAGATAAGATGAGGGTAGAATATTTATCTAAAGATACAGATCCTAATTTATCATGTGTAGAAGCCATCATGATGTCGATGGCAGTACCCGCTCTTATTTGTCCTAGGATATATAATGGAAATGTATATGTAGATGGAGCAATAGGAGATCCTTATCCTATATTGATTTTGGATAATGGAGAGAATGATATACTTGGGGTATATATCGATTCTGAACACAGTTCTCATTCTTCGGACCGTAGTATTCCTCGTTATCTATACAGATGTGCCCAAGCTTCGATGAAAGTTCTCCGGGAGCAGGCTATTAAAAATGCATCAGAACGATGTAAACATATTGCGCTAAAAACTCCAGTATTGGATACTACTGGAATTTCTTTAACTAGCGATTCTAAGAAAACTATGATTGAAAGTGGATATAAAGATGCAACTATATTCTTACTCCAGATGAAAGATCCAGTCAGATATCAAGTTTTGATAGACGAGAATGACGAATTACCGGTGGTTGATGATATAACAACTCGTGATGGAGTTTTAGATGAAGAAACTCAACAATTGCTCCATATGCTTACTAATGATAATTACGTAGAAGAACATAACATGGTTTTCAACAGTGATTCTGAAGAAGATTTATTTATTGCTGATTTATCAGATTCTGGTTTTGATGAATCATCTGAGACAATAATGATACCTATAACGCCAGAGTTTAGTCAGAATATTGAAAGAATGAGACGATATAGACAATCAAATCAATCAGAGTAAAGAATTATATGTTATAATATAACATATAATAATATTTAACTATATTATGTTATCTAATTATTAATTGTGGATTTACTGAATCTGTATCATAGATGGTAGTCCATTCTGGGTTGCAACTTGGTTTAACTGGACAGGTTGGGCCGGTTGTTTTATATGAAGTGTCTGTTGTGGTTGTGTTACCGGTAGTGAAACTTGTTGGACCGGAGGCTGAGATTGGACCGGAGGTGGAGTAGTAGATGCTCCACCTAGAAACTCGTTCAGTTGTTGTTTATCATCAGAAGAACCGTTAGGTATCTTATGCATCTGGCCAGCTCCTGGAAGTGTAGCGTTTTGTGGTTGGAGGTTTCCGTCATCCAAAACATCTTGCTTCTCCATTCGAAGCTGAGCCAACTGAGAAGCAACTGTATCAGCAAGACCTGAATACTTCTCTTTGAGTCTTGCCAGAGTGTTAACCTGACGAGAACGAGTATTGATAGGTGCAATATCTGTGATGACACCACTTACCATCTTCATCTGGATACTTGTAGTCGAACCAGAATAAACCTTCTCAATGTGGATCAGAGGAATAATCTGAGCTTCAACATCTACTATCAGACTCCAATCTATCGGATTTCCATTAAGATCTGTGAAGAGGGTCTTGTTGTTCTTCCAATGGTTCATCTTCATCCACATTGTGGGGTTACGACCCTTAACCCTTTCATTGGTAAGTTGATCCATTTTATAATAAACCGGGTTCCTCAAACCAGTTGCCTCGGGGTTGTTAGGATCAAAATAGGGTTTACCGATCTTGGTCTTGTGTGGAGCAATAGCATGAGCAACGCCTCTGTGGAGATCATCTAGTTTTTGTAGACATTCCACGCAATCTTTATTCTGAAGATCAAAAATAAACATCATTGAGTATGATTCCTTGGTGTAAGGAGGATCTCCTGGATTACGACTTTTCTTTTCTTCCTTCTTACATACAATCCCGCCATTTGTTTTTACCATGGGTAGCTCAATGAAACAGGAGTCGATGATTGGGGCCTCATCGGTTCCGTAGTTGTATTGGATCGGAATTTCATGATATGTTTGTTGTCCTTGTGCAGTTGTGATCGTTCTTTGTTTTGGTTCAGTTGCTTGTACATGTGTTCTGTTGAAGTTTTCATAGCAGTAGTCGATTTGAGTTTGTTCAGTTGTCATTTTGTTTGTTTCCGTTCCGTGTTTGGACCAAACTCCTAAAAATTTTTTAAAAGATCATATTTCTTCGATTTTTTATCTCCGACTATTCATAGACAACTGAAATTTAATTCAATATAATAAAATATATTGAAAATAATATGTTTAAGAAGATTGGTAAGTTTTTGTTTAAATTAGTTGGAGGTCGTGGAGTAGGTAAAGTTGCAAGGTGGGGATTTTTATCCATGTTGACTTTTTGTGGTCCAGGTCCGATTATTGCGGTTGTTGGTATTGAAGGTTTAATAGCTACTGCTGCAGTAACACAAAGTGGAATAATAGAATATGCTGGGGATAAAATTGTTAAGAGGTTATAAAATCAATGACTAATTAGTTTCAAATACAATAAACTTCTAATGCACGGAAGGTATTTACCTTAAAAGCAATTTTTTCGGAAAAATAACAAAATATTCAATAATACTTTGTTATTAAAAAATTAATCTTAATCAACTTTATAACCAAAATTGTTTTCTCCAAATCTTTCAACGTTAATAAATTATTTAAATATTTTCCCAATCCAATATTTCACAAATTTTAGACCACATAGTATTATGAAATTCTAAAATGTCATGAGTAGTGGGGATCCGAAAATCTGTACTCTTACAATAATGACCCAATCTTCTCAAATGTTTAAATAATCGGAATTGGCTGTTGAGAGATGATTTTCTGTCCTTCGGTAAGACTTCGTAGACTCTCTGTGAGGTATCATAATCTTTCATCACCTTATCCTCTAAATAAGATACATCCGGAAGAGCCCAACCCCACATTTCATTTAAAATAACATTGATATGATCATAGTAATCAGAATTACCTATTTCTTTGAGAGCTTTATACATCAGAGATCGGCTGGTTCCAGTCTTTTCACCCATCATATTGATAGGCATAGAGCGGATCTGCTCGGGTGTGACAAATTTAATTCCATTCAGATCTATTTTAGGAATTTCGTTTTCAATAAAGTAAGCTTCAAGTTTCTCGTATAATTCAACAGGAGGTTTATCTGATTGTTTACCTTGGTATCTTAACAAAACCTTTTTAAAGTTGCCACGGTCCTCATAATTATTACCAGAATTGTTAGTTCTAGCATTATCATGATAAAATCTGTTTCTCACAACCGAAATTCTTTCAATACCACACTTGGGACACACACTAACTCCATCATCATCCATACTACTCATACTCTCATCTAGTTTAATCCCGCAGGTTGGACAATTATTCCCTTCTTTCACCTCTCTTATTAAATCTATCTGTATATATTTTCTAGCTATCTCGATAAAATCTAAAATCACTTGATGACGTTTTTGTTGATCATATTGATCTTCAGGTACATCTTCTTCGGAATCTTCTTCACTCCTCTTTTTCGCAAAGGAAACAATCTTCGATATCGAACCTAACATATTATAACTATCTATCAGGGGAGTAATTTTTTGAATATATTCTCGGAAACTCCTATCGGCCATAATGTCTTCTATCTTCTTTCTCAATCTATTGATCGCCCTTAACGAGGTTTTTCTCTCAACCATATTCTGTCTTTGATTGATATTTTCCTCTTCGACTCGCAATTCTTCAGCCAACTTCCTAACATCATGCTCTTTTTGATATTGAAACCGTTTCAAAATCAGTCTATGAATATCCATAATGTTGAAATCATATTTATATGTTCCTTCTATTTTGTCTGGAAGAGTATCTGAATATTCGTTAACCGATTCAACATTATCTTCATTCGTTAGATATATATTAAAACTTTTTAATCTTCGAGGTTTTTCAAATTGATTATTTTTAACTATATGTTTATACGGGGATATTCTGGATTTAGATTGAACAGGTGTCTCATTTTTTTGGTCTTTCTTTTTACACCAATTAGCTACTACATTAACCGTAACATTTGTAAAATTATCTTCAGGCGTCTTGAATTCATTGCCATTTTGATGTCTTTTATTCGACATTATTAATCGGTTAAAAATTTATCTTTGAATAGATTTTATCTAACTTTATCAGAGTTTTAATTCCATCTTTTCTAATACTCTCTTTATAATATTTTATAACCGAAGATCAGAATTTGTATTTATCTCTTTGATATGTATAATATAGATACAAAGCTAAAGCTAGCAATGTCAATGATGTGGTATGAAGTGAAGTTTTAATATGTTTAATTATTGGCATTCTCTTCTCGCCTACCCATAAGTCTACCAGGGATATCATAAGAAGAATAAAAGCCGCAATTAATATCTTAAAAAATTCTGTTTTGTCGTGATGACCTAATGGACTGTTCCAATTTATCAGGATAATAGCAACTAAAAATCCAAAGGACAGGAAATTTCCACGGAACATTTGTTCTTCCATTTTACAATTAAATTCTCCTAAACTTAGATAATTAATAGCAAACACTACCAACGGTAGTAACAATATTAACCAAACAATTAAATCGTCATGATACCATAAACCTAATATAACAGTTAACACAAGCCAACCAATAGCAGCTAAAATATAAACATATTCTATTGAGTTTTTAATGTCACAGTCATATTTATCAGGTGTTCGCTCGATCTTCTTATTTTTATTTTTGGATTCAAGCTTGAATCCCGGAACTTGTTTAGACATTTATTAGGTTCTTTTTTATAATAATATTTTTGTATAAATATTATTATTTTATGAAGTGAGTACTTCTTTTAGATAATCCGACATATTTAGTTATAAATTACTGTTTGAATCCAGCCCGTCGTAGAATGTCCATATGTCTTTTGTACATCTTGATTTCTTTCTCGTATTTAATCAACATCTGACTAAGAGCTATCTCGGAAAACATCAACCCGGTTCGGGGATTGATATAATCACCTTTAGCTAATTGTTCCACCAAATCTATCATCTTAAAACAATAACGGTTGTTCTTTCCGTTACCGTCAGCAATATAAGCAATCTGAGGAATATCACCACCCTTAACTGCAACTATCTTACCACTCTGTCCTGATTCGGAGATACATACATTGTCATAGCATTTAGAATAAATAGATGTGTACTTAATTCCATTCTTATCTAAACTTAAAGTGTCAGATTTGGAAATTTTGCAGGGTATGACTGTTTCAAAATCACTGGCTGTGCGGGCATTTTCTAAAGTATTCAATATTGCATAATATTCTCTATTAGACATAGTCTCTATTGATTCTTTTTCTTCAGATACCAAGTAAGGGTTGTTATAAAGTTCTGGCCACGCTTTTTCGTCACCACTGACCTTAACTAATGTTTTAATTCTTTCTGAAATTCTGGCTTGAATATGGTTATCTAGATCTAAGTTATAAGTTAAAGAAAACCTACCTGTATTTGTCAATTTATAAATTTGGAGTATGAATTTTGCCAATTCTTGATCTCTTAGATCCAGTTTAAGAATCTCGGAACGGGCAAATTCCCGATCGTCATCCGATAGATCTTTATGAGTTTTCAAGGCGGCATCTAATATTGCACTTTGTAATAATTTACATCGAGGTATAGCAACAACTCCAGATTTACTATTATCGATTTTTGTATTACTGACGATAAAAGATACCTGACGCATTTTCTATATTAAATATTTTATTATTCGTTGTAGGCCTTAATAACTCTTTTCTTGATTTTATTTATTGTCATGTCCGACATTCTGAATATAGTCTTATAATTATCTTTATCCACTGAATAACCATTCATCTTCATATAAAACACCAGAATAGCCGCTGCCACAGTTTGAGGTTTCTCGTCACTGAGAGTAGAATCTTTCTCCATTATTTCATCGGCTATGGAATAGATATAGTCTATTGTTCCTTCAGGGAAACTCAACCACGAGGATAGCTTCTTGTAATAGACTGGAATATAATCCTTTGGGGTATAACGAACCATCGGTGTATCATAATTAGTATATACAGGAGAACACATACTCAAGGCTTTGGAAATACTACTCCTCTCTAGTCCACAAATATTAGCAAGCCAAATAGGGTCTACTGGGATATTTTCTTGGTTATAAGCAGTAAAGGTACAGAAAAATAACAACATCTTTCTTCGTTTCCCTCTCTTAGTACCTACCTCCATATTTTGATAAATTGTGTCTGCTATATTAACAATATCGTTCGGAATATTTAGTTTTACGAGATCAGGTCGAATTGTTTTCTCGCTAGAGCGCGGAATCGCATGATGATCAGTGTACATAGGGCAAGATTCAGACCCGTTATATATATGAGCTCTGTCTTCATAGATATCATCTGGACTTATTGAATATTCGGAATAGCTATCGTTCAAAGATTGGGAAGGTGTATGTAACATTTTTATTTAAAAATGAAAATACCATTGTTTTAATCATTATTCAAAAAGAATGGCTGTTCGCATTAATAGGGATATATTAACCAAAGAACAAAAAAATTCCATTCGAAAATCTCTTTACATGCAACCAAAGAAAACCGGTTTCTTTAAAAATAAGAGATTCGCATCAGCCAAAGATCCAATTTTGATGTGGGCTATTGATAAGCCAAATAATGAAATTATCTTACCGTATACATTTGGGAATATATTACTTGGTACACATATCAATTCACAAAAACAATATCCTCCCGGGAAATTTAATTTTAAAGGAACACTCAGACCCCACCAGGTTCCAATCGTTGATGAAGCATTAGGTCATTTGAATAGCTATGGGTCTACCACTTTGGGTATCTATCCCGGCGGCGGGAAGACATGTATGTCTTCTTATTTGGCATCAGCTATGGGAGGATTAACTTTGGTAGTCTATCCCATCAAGCTAGTAGAGCCAGGATGGTTAAACACTTTCAAAAAATTCACTGATGCTTCGATTTGGCTGAATGATGGAAAAACCACTTTACCTTCCTCTTGCAACGTAATTCTAACTATGGACACCCAATTTCACAAAATCCCACAAGAAGTTTTAAAAATGGTACGTATACTTGTTATTGACGAGGCTCATATGTTCTGCGTGCCTTCTCGGACCCATTGTTTGTTAGGAACAACACCACAATATGTAATCGCTTGTACGGCTACATTGGAACGTACCGACGGGATGGAATCGATTGTCCACTCGGTATGTGGCAAACATGGGATATTTATTAAGTCACCTAAGAGATTTACAGTATATCGTTTATTTACTGGGATTAAAACTCCTATCGAAAAGAATAAGAACGGGGATACTGATTGGCCAAAATTAGTAAGGAGACTATGTGAAGATCCGCTACGAAATGCTTTTATTATTGATCTAGTGATGAGAAATTATCAACAGAAAATTATGATTCTAACTTGGAATAAGAATCATGCGTACTTTCTCCAAAAAGTGTTAACTGAACATGGGGTAAGCGTTGATGTGTTAGCTGGAACTAAGAGTACCTACAAAGATTCAAGAGTTTTAGTTGGTACTATTAGTAAAATTGGAACAGGTTTCGATGAAGCGATGGCATGTCCGGATTGGGGTGGCCAGAAATCCAATATGATGATATTAACAGGTAGTACTAAATCCCTAAGCGGCCTTGAGCAGATCACAGGTCGTGTATTTCGTTCTCGCTTTCCTACAATTATAGATCTAGTGGATGATAATAGAATTTGTAAGCGACATTGGACTCAAAGACGGAAATGGTACGAAGATCCTGATAGAAATGGAGAGATTCATTATATTGAGATGAAACGAGATGAGGGTGCTCAGGGTAATGATACCCTGGGTGGGGAGTTAAATCAAAACCAAATAAACACAATGCATAATAAAACATTAGCCCGAGCGCGAGCAAAATTAAAAATTGTTAGCAGTTGAAACTATCCTTCTTATCCAAACTCTTAATAAGAAATGTTGATCATTTCTTGATATAATTCAAACAAATAATTCATTATAAAAAATAATATGGGTTTAGCAATTGGGGTATTTATGTGTGTCTTCGGAATGGGCCTGTTAATTATACCTTTTATAATTGACCTTGTTGTATCTCGTCGCCAAACAGATAATACCGATTATAAAAGAGCTCTAGAGGCATCGGCGGTATTGATAATAATAGCTGGATTATTTTTAGTTGGTGGTATAGTATATGTTGGATTTGAATCAGGTTGGGGTATTGCTAAGTCATCATTTAGTGGTGCCGAAAAAGGCTTGGTTGGTTAGAGTGATAGAAATAGCGCTATTAATGTATATTTTTACAAAAAAAAGAGAGAAGCATTTGGTCTAGCAACTGAGTCCTCCGAGTTTCTGACAATAAATTTCGAGTGATACTGCAAATAAAATATAATATTATAATTTAAAATATAATATTATGGATTAATTTTAAAAAAAGTAATTTAATTATAAATTACTTTTTAAATGGGCGTTACCGTAGGAATAGTCATCGGTTTTATAGGTGCAGGTATACTTCTTGTTCCATTTATTATACAAATCGTCGTTGGTACTAAACAAGATAGTACCAGCAATAAAAGAGCTCTTGAAGCAGCATCGGGGATAATGGCAGTAGCCATTATATTTTATGTAGGTGGTATTATTCTTGCTGGATACTTTTCAGGAAAATCACTCTACGCTGCTGGGAGTAAGTATGGAGTAGAAGGAGCTAAATTACTGGCGGAGAATCCCGAATTGTTGTTGTTGGCGTAGTTATATTTATTATCTATCAACGAACAACTTTTAAATAATTAACAAAGTCAGTTAAGTTTTTACTTGTGCGATGGGATCCAGATAGGATATCTGACTCTTTGTAAATTCCTAATGGTCCTAATTTTTCTTTCGTTACGGATGGATATTTCTCAAAATTGTCTATAATAGGCTTTACTATATTATAATCTAGTGGCACCATGACAAACCAGACATATTGTTTTCTATTATTATTTATACCTTGATAAACAGATACAGGATTAGTACCTAAAGATTGAAGAATTGGTTTTACCAACAATCCCTTTGACTCCTCGTTTAATTCTAACATGGCGCATCCGAATTGGTGTTGATAATCTTTCATCTGTTTTTGACCTCTGCGAAGATATTTTCTGGGTGGATCATACAATATACAACTACCCCCAAAGTCCATCAAGATATCCCTAGGAAAATCATGAAAGCTTCCCAAAACCCAATATCTTTCATTATCAATAATTACATAAGGTATAAAAGAAGATCTTACAGTATAAAATGGATCATAGGTATTATTTAAAAACTTCTCCCATGTGACTGGTTCATATTTATATCTAATATCGGGGATAGTATAATTATCTCCCTTCCTAAATTCTGTATACCTTGGTACCCATTTTTCTCGGGACAAAGTTCGGGGATTCCTACTCTGTACTCTCTTTATAGGAATTTGTTGAGTAGGTCTCATATTTTTATAAATCAAAACATATATTTATTTAAATATATATTTATTGTATTTCCCTATTTATTCGGAGTCAGAATCAGAATCAGAGTTAGCGTTGTTACTTCCAGAGTTAGCGTTGTTACTTCCAGAGTTAGCGTTATTACTTCCAGAGTTAGCGTTATTACTTCCAGAGTTAGCGTTATTACTTCGGTAGTTATATCCAGGAGGGATGCGCAATATTGACATATAGGTAGGAAAACGCACAACTGCAAAATTATAGACTTTATTATTAGCATGCCGAGCTATTGCAGTTATAATCTTTAAATTAGCCTCACTAACATCTTCTGCTGTGATATTAGCCAAATCAGATCTATGAAATAGTTCTAGATCTGCTGTATACACACAATCTGTACTAAATGACCAATCTTTTGTAATAACATTGCAAAATTCTATATTATCGCCTCTACCCCTTACTCTAAAATAATCTGAATTGTCATCAAATCTTACGGTTGAAGTACCCCCAATTAAGGCCACGCTATATATACTATCCATTTCTGGATCATGATACTTTTGAATAATAAACGGAAATCCCATTTGATTCCAATCTGGGTTTTCATCTGTGCCTCGATTAAATTGAAATGCCAGCACATCAGAATATGTTGATTCTAATCCAACAATACGCCAATTACCTAATTGTGCATACACAATCATTTTAAAATAGTAATAAAATTTAAAGTATATATTTTTACTTAACATTAAACCCAGTAATAACTATGATAAGTTCCATAATATCATCGGATAACATATCCTTAAATTGTTTAATATTCTTAACCTTTGTTAATTTTTTAGTCCATTTAGTCGTAATGATTGAATTAAAACCTATCATGTGATAAGATATTACAAGTAAAATCCTCAGGTATAATTTCCGAGATATGTCCATAATACTCATCATCTCTCGGATTTGGGTAGGATTTAGTATAGAAATATTCAAGGACATCGCATGAGTTAATAATGTATCCATGTAAGATAATAAATCGATATCTTCATTCTCGATTAATTGTATTATGTATTTAGTAACATAATAGGATGATTTTATAATCTCCCTTATGGTATCATTATTGGGTTTACCTACCATCACTTCAGTTATTAAATTTATCATATAGACCTCTCTAAAGTCTAATATCCAATTATCATATGAAAAGTTGTCATCTATTATTTTGTGAATAATCTTCCCAAGTGTTCGATATATTAGCTTACTAGATATAATAATTTTAATTTTAGGTCGGGTCTTTTTCAAATAAATTTCACATATAGTAGCAAGGATCATACTATCTCTATTCATATTTATTTTATCAACAGTCGATATGCGATTTTCCGTATTGTAAGGTTGATATTTATTAATATAGTATCTAACCATATATCCTAATGGTTTCATTAACTTGGTACTATTAATATATTTCATAATTTTATCGAGAGTATAAACAGATTTAGTTGTCCATAAAATAGGTGGATTAGATGGGTTATAGTTGTCATCTGAACTAAGGTCCACAGAATTACTACCGATAATAAAATTCCCTTTAGAACTTTCGTATTCGCTATCTGTGTTTCTGTCCATGTAATGACTACTATTTATCCTAGTAATATTATTTTTGTCTTTATTATAAGATTGGCGATGAACATTTGTTGGAACCGGTCGGATTTGTATGGATTTTCGATTTTCGATATCTTTAGATAAATGTGTTACTTTAGATATATTGTTCTGGTAAGAAAGATTATGTCTTTGTGAGCGATTATCTTGACTACGATAGGATTTTATCACGTAAGGTTTCTTCTCTTCGAGTTTATCGGACGGATAATTCGAATCTGAAGAGAGTATATTTTTACTCCCTTTTAAATAACCAGTATCCAGGTTAAACATAAAAAGATTTAAAGTAATTGATATCGCTTTATTGACCATTACTATGTCAAATCGATAAATACAAATGTTCATAAGAACGTTTGTATTTTTAGATATTTAATTGAGTGGGGGAAGGGAAGAACCATAGACTGGGTTGACGGTAACGGTATCTCTATCAGTGGACTCGTCTGTACCTGTATCTGAAGAAGCTGTATCTGAAGAAACCTCGTCACCAGTGTCATCTTCTTTCACCTTGGCATCTGTCCCCACGTCAGGGGGCTGTATAAGAGGTTTATTCCACTGGTTCTCGCCAGGGGCGAGTGGCTTTATAACACTGGCAGGGACATCCTCCTGACCGGGACCAGTGTTTGTCTTGATAAGACCCTTCTTAGCGGGAACAGCTTTAAGAGACTTCTTATTTCCACGACGACCACCTTTCCTCTTACCATTGTTCCCAGAAGCACCAGTCTGCTTGTCCTTTGCCCAGACACAGCGCATGCGTTCCCAATTATCATCATCCGTTCCCATATAGAGTCTCGTGTCGTGGAGAAGAATGCGAGCAAGAGCTATCGAATCGTCATCGGTAGCTCGAGAGAAGGTAACGAAAGCCTGTCCTCGGTGCTCTCCAGTCTCACGGGACTTCAAGGGAATCTTGAGTCGAGGAGCCTGCTCCTTCAGGAACAGACCGAATGTCACAAGGACATCTATTTTGTTCTGAATCTGCGCACGAGCTTCATCTTCCGGCAGGTTCAGTGGAATCGGGATGTAGAAGTTACGTGTGTAACCCTTCCTGGGAAAGTTGTGCTCCCTGAGCTCGTATTCCACGATCTTGAAGTCAAGATCCTTCTGTTGGCTAGTAAATCCACGGGAATCAGCTGTATCAAAGAGGGATCGCTCCAAGAGTAGAATGGTCCTATTGGTCTCACGTCCCTTGTAGCGATCGATTCGCATGAAACCGATTTGCTCCTGACGCGCTCCAAGCTCATCCTCAAGGAAAGCACATAGGCGTCCGAGTTTCCACCGGCTGAAGACTATAGCAACAGCATAAGTCTTATTGTTTGTATTTTGAATATCTGTCATATTGAATTTTCCGCGATGCAATGTTATCACAATTTGATAAAAATTTTATTTCTATTCATTTTTGATATCTAACATATTTCAGTCAATATAATCATAATATAATATATCAAATATTATATATATATTTCCGTGTTTGTTTTTTAGATCGTATATCTTTTACCCGATTTATCTAATAAGCTATTACAATAGCTGCATATCTTGAATCTTTCTTTCCTGACTATTATTTTATATCGATAACTTCTCTTATATAGAACAATCCAATTACAATTAGCACATTGAATATAGATTTGTTTAAGTATCTTTTTATGAGACATTTATATTTATCTATTTTTGTTTATAGTTTTATCTTTCATTGTGAAACGATATATGTTAGTTTTCGTCTTCGGATCTATTTCTATCAATAGACCCCTCTGTTTCCGGCTTCTTGGTAGGAAACCGTAATCCGCCCAAAGGCAGATCCAATACAATCGTCGATCGTATGTAGTTTCTGGATCGGATAACTGGTATAATTCCCTTGAGTTTAGGATCAAGTTTCTTACGATGGGGTTCTTTTCGGACTTTCAAATCTACCTTGTCAATCATAGATGGAGAACAAAGCAATGCATATCCATTGGGAAGAACAACTGGTTCTTTATTCAAACCTTCTCCTTCCACGTAGTAGATCTCAGGATCACCCATGTTAATCACAATCCGATAAAACAAGCCTTTCTCCCTTTTGATCACTGATCCTTGTTTTCTACCATAAAGACCTAATGTACCTTTCCACTTCAACTCTCCTTCGGGAAGTTGCTTAACCACGTCCTTCACAGCACGTTCCGCGATAGACTTCATATATTCTGGAAGTTCTTCTGTATTAAACTTATGAAACTTTCTCAACTTCTCATCAGATTGGATCTTTCCGCACAAGGCAGTCATGGTCTTGTCTAAATCATGAAGAAACTTTTTTCCTTCCGTTCTTCCTTCTTCGCTCTGAAAATCAAAAATTCTAATAGGATATGCCATAGTCTATTTATGATACGTTATAGATAACAAAATAGAAACTATTTTTGTGATCATTTCTTGTATTGATAATTCAAAACAACAATATAAACTTGATTTTCTAAAAGAAATTTCATAATTATAATATAAATGGATCATCAAGATTGGAAGCCAGTAATTTTTAAAGGAAAACCAAAGAAACCTGTAACTAAAAAGTTATTGGGATCTGGACCTCGAAATCCGAGTAGATCTCAAGTAGGATATCGGGAGGATGAAGATGGGAAACCTATTAAAAAGACACTACCAAAAGATTTTGGTAAAAAAATGCAACAAGCTAGAGCAAAAAAAGGATGGACTCAAAAGGATTTGGCTCAAAAGATGAATTGTAAGGTATCCGAGATCCAAGATTATGAACATGACCGGGTAGATAATCCCAACAAAAGTTTTGCTAGACGTATTGAGAGGACTCTTGGGTCAAAACTATTCTGATAATTTGAAGAATCAGTCTCTAATATGATAATTTTTATCATATTAGAACCAAAATGATTTATCTAATCACTAAAATTAATTATTAAAACTATGCATATTAAGATAGTTGGTTTTAAATGTCACCTAGATACTCATTATGATTTCGACAGCAACACCATGGTGTTGCTGAAAGGAGAATCGGGGGCAGGAAAAACAACAATTCTTCAGGCAATTTATTGGGCTTTGTATGGGTCGATGAGAGGAGTCTACAACAACACAGGACTTATCAAGAAGTGTAGTGTGACATTACAGATAAATCAATTAATTATTTATCGACAAAAAAGACCAGAGTTATTACGTGTTACTATTGTTTATGACAATGAAGAAAAGACTTATGAAGATGACGTCGGACAACAGATCATCAATCAGGCGTTTGGATCTCGTGATCTTTGGAAGTCTTGCTCTTATATTGAACAGAAAGACCAATGTAGTTTATTATCTGGTAGCTCTTCAGATCGGCTAGCCCTTCTTAATCAACTTTCTTTCAACCAGGATAATCCCAAGGATTACATTTCTCGAATTGACCAAGAGCTAAAAACAATCAATACACAATTTGTAGAACTTCAGACCGCATTCACTACAGAGTTGAATATATATAGTCAGGAAATAACAGCCAGACCAGTAACAGTAATACTGGCTCCAGAGGAAATAACCGCACTGGAAACGGAGATCGAAAACATGGAATTTCGAGTTGGAAAACTCTATCAGGAAGTACTCAATCACGAACGAAATATCGGAAGCTATAATATGATATGTAATCAAATCAAAACTTCTGAACAGAAATTAACCAATCTTCAGGTAGGATCATTTGATGAAGTTAATTACAAAACTAGAGTAAACGAACTAAATGATAACATGCAGGCATTACGAAACATCTTAACCAATGCTAATCAATATAATGCCATTAAACAACAGATTTTATGTTTGGAAACTCAATTAAGTAACAATGAAAATAAGATAAAGCAGATCACAGAAAAAATAGAGACCACTGAACAATTAATCCAAACACGAAAGGATGAACTGACAGTTTTAGGATACAACTCAGAACAAAAGATGGAGGTGACCAATCAAGACATATGGCAGGCTACACAACAAGAAAGCTTGCGGAATCAATATATCAAAGATTGCCAATTACTAGGATACGAGTATAACCAGGAAGTTATTAGTCGGATTATCGCAAATTTGCAGAACCAACTGACGGACGCCCAAAATATGAAACAGAATATTCGAACCTATAACCATTTGAAAACCCTTAGACAACAGTTAAGATCACTGGGAATTAACGATGTATCTCCTGAACAGATATCTAATTTAGAGTCCATTAAACATAACATTACGTTGGAAATATCAGAACTAAAAAAGGGTCTTGAACTTCTCCAGTGTCCAGAATGTTCTAAACCTCTTAGATATGTTAACCGACAATTAATCCCCGGAGAAAGAGATCCAGTTGAACCGAACCAAATCCAAGGTAAAGAATCAGAATATGAAAACATTGTCAACCAAATATCGACTCTTCGATCCGCATTGTCAATCAGAAGTCAAATAGCATCTACAGAATCTCATTTAGAAGAAATAGATACGAGTCTATTGGAAAGTTACCAACCACCTAATATCCAACAAACTCAAGACATCATATCTAGACTTTCCCGAATCCAAATCATCCAACCTCCGAAATACTCTAGCGACTTAATGAAAAAAATCATGGAGTATAATCAGACCTTTCAGTCTTTATCTACTCTAAATAATGATCGTGAAACACTAATATCTCAAGGGAACCAATTAAGACAACAATTATATGTTATTCAATTACCTAACTCTCCATCTACTAATATTGAAGAGATACAAACAAGTATCCGGAACTCCGAAGCCGAAATCGCCAAATTACATCAAGAGTATCAATCACATCTCAAGACTAAGGCTACTCATGACCAGATAAAGGTAGGGATCGAACAGTTAATTTTTCAGAGAGAAAGTTTAGAAAAAACCCTAAATCCCCATGCTAAAAATAACCACGAAACTACTCAGAAGATGTTAGTTCAGTCAAAAACAAAACTTGCGGATGGACTTTATGGTAATACAGTCGTCGAAAAACAAAAATGCTTAACTGCGAAACGACAAAAAGTAATGTCTCTTAATGAAGATTTAACTGCCCTTCAAAGACTCAAACAAAACGCAATCGATGTGGAATGTAAACAGCTTCAGGATACAGTAGATACCATCAACTCTGTGTTGTGTGATATACTACCTCTATTCTTTAATGAACCTATCACCATGGTCCTCCAACTTTACAAATTATTGAAAACCAAGAAACAGTTAAAACCTGGACTAAATATTTCGATAAAATACAAGGGAGTAGAATATGACAATATCAATCAAATGTCAGGAGGAGAAGGGGATAGAATATCCTTAGCCTTGGTTTTAGCTTTAAATTCTGTCAGTAACTCCCCGGTTGTATTACTGGATGAATGTATATCTTCTTTAGATGGAACTGTAAAGGAAACCTGTGTTGAAGCTATGAAATCTTTAGAAGGTAAGACTATTATCTGTGTAGATCATGAAGGGGTTGAAGGATTTTACGATAAGACAATCAAGGTATATCACTAAAATTTAAATTAGTTAATTAACTATTAATTAACTAAGTTTAAAGAAAGATCGATTGAAAAAGAGATCAGACATATCTATTATATCCTATAGAAAATGTCTAACGTAACTCCAATTTATAAAGGTGGTATGCTTGTCCCGAGTACACAAGCCTCCGTATGGCCTTGGATTATAGTGATAATTATTTTAATACTTGTTATAATTGCATTGGCTATATGGTTAGCGGTTAGACATACGAGTGATAACAACAGCGGAACTGGTAGACTTGTTCCTCTTCAAGGAGCTGAAATTACAGCGAGTTCTTCTGTAATTACTGGAGCTTGGGGAACTTTAGCTAATGAAGAGGATAAAGTTACACTCTACGTATCTACTGATCCTATAAAAATAAACAGCGATGGAACTGTAAGTAATACTACCATTAAACCGGCATCTGCAACTGGATCTAATAATTCTGTCACCATATCAGCGGGATTAACAATAAATAAAATGTATAATGCAGTTTTGGTTGCTACTGGTGATAACACAAATCATTACTCAGTATTTGGACCTCAAAAGGTTTTTACTCAGGAAACAAAACAGGTAGAAGACTGGGTATTTAATATTGAAGATTTGGACAATCCTCTAGGAGCGATCTCTGAAACGGCTACCTACACTGAAACTACAGCTGATATAGGAATTTATGGATTTGAAACAAAGAATAGTTACATAGTAAGATATGAAGATGATACCGAGATAACTGATCCAGAAAGAATTTTGTGTAGAGCCAATGGATCAACAAATACCAATATTATTTTGGCTGAGGTTGCAGAGGATGGTAAGATATATCCGGAAGGAACTGAACAGAATCAAGTTAATCACATTCCAAAGTCTAATTGTCAATGGAATTACAATGATCAACCTCCAAACGGTGCTGAGGGTAGAAATCAATGGTGTTTACAATCTTTACAATCTACTACTACTACATCATCATTTAAAGAGCCGTTATGTCTATCTAGAAATGGTTCGGCCCTGGATGCAAGAACTCCGGCTAATGCTACTAGATGGTATAATAAAAGGGTCGCTAATAAGCCGACACAATAATTATATATTTGATAAATATATAACTAAGAACTTACTAACACGATAGAAACTGGGAAGGTTTATCTGTAATTATACCGTCCACTTGATTTTCTAAATTATTAATTGGAGATTCCTTTCGACTATTGATTGTATATACAAATATACTTAATCCATATTTCTTAATTTGGTTTATCAGAGTTTTATTAACAAGACAACTTTCTAAAATAATGTGTGTTACTACCTTCAAATGATTTTTCGTCAAATTTAGAAGACTCTTTCCACGTAGATACTCTTGTGCATAAATAATACCAATTTTCATTTTTTGACAATTTTTATCTTTCTGGCTACATTCATCTTTAAATTCTTTCAAATAGACTAAAGGTTCAAAATGGTAAGAGCTTAGAAGAAATCGATCTGGACTATACAGTCCTTCGTCAATTAGATCCATTAATATAGTAGCTAAATTTTCATGGGATTTTTTGTCTTTAATTTCAATGTTGATGAGAACATCAGAATTATAGACTTTAGGATGTCTTAATACATCTTCTAGCTTTGGGATCTTATATTTTCGACCCATTGAATCTATTAACTCGGAATTATATAGATGGTACCACTGTAATTTATTAATATTTTTACCTTTGATTTTCTCAAAATAAAATTGGTCTTTAAATGCTAATCGATCAAGAGTTTCATCATGGTATAGGACAATCTCTCCGGTATAACAACTCTGAACATCGAATTCTACACCATCAACTCCCAATTCAATAGCATATAGTATGGATTCGAGGGTGTTTTCCATAACATTACCTTTGGTTCCTCTGTGACCAATAATCATAGATTTAAAATCAAATACAGTATTACTCATGATAATTTATTTAGTAAGATAGTATTTTTTTTTGAAATTCACATCACCTTGAAATGATATCGTAATGATAATTTTAGTTATTCTAAGCTCCTGTCTTCAGAATCCAAAATAAATAAAAAAAATATACAATTTTAAAATTATAATAGAATGTATGATATTTTATCATACATTATGTAATTATTGAACTGCTAAGGTCTCTAGAACTTTGTTTTCAGATAATTCTTTATCCACTTGTTCTTCTTTTTCAAGGTTTTCGGGTGTTTCTGGATTCTCTTGGACCTTTTTATCATCAGAATCTGGATTATCATCAACTATTACGTCTATTTCCAATTCATCTTGTACTTCCAATGTTTTCAGATATTCTTCGTATTGTTTCAAGTATTCTTCATAATTCTCTCCATCATACTTAATAGGTATCTCAAGTATTTCTTCTCCATCTTCTGTTTCATGATCATCTTCTGTTTCATGATCGTCCGGTTCAACTACATTCTCTGAGGGTTTTTCAAAATGTTCCTTATCTTTTTCTCTTTCAGATCTCTCCCTACCCCGTTCAGATCTCTCCCTGACGGGTCTCTCCCTACCACGTTCAGATCTCTCCCTGACGGGTCTCTCCCTACCACGTTCAGATCTCTCCCTGACGGGTCTCTCCCTACCCCGTTCAGATCTCTCCCTGGCGGGTCTCTCCCTACCACGTTCAGATCTCTCCCTGACGGGTCTCTCCCTACCCCGTTCAGATCTCTCCCTACCCCGTTCAGATCTCTCCCTGACGGGTCTCTCCCTACCCCGTTCAGGTCTCTCCCTACCCCTTTCAGGTCTCTCCTTACCCCGTTCAGGTCTCTCCCTACCCCGTTCAGGTCTCTCCTTGGTGGGTCTCTCCTTACCCCGTTCAGGTCTCTCCCTACCCCGTTCAGGTCTCTCCTTGGTGGGTCTCTCCCTACCCCGTTCAGGTCTCTCCCTACCCCTTTCAGAATGTTGTTCTATCACTGATTTCTCTTTTTCAGGTGTAGTTACTTCATCAGCTACCTTTTGTTTTTTCTCATTCAACTTTAATTCTGAATACCTTTCTACATATCTTTGAAGTTTATCTTCATCCTTTCCAATAATTTCTTTCTTCAACTCCCCATCTACAAATAACTTGATATGGGGTATTTTGCTCACATCCGTAAAATCATCGTGATGCTCAGATATTTCTTCTAGATCTACATTTACATCGACAAAATAAACATGAGTATGTTCTTTGGCTAATTTTTCCAGGATGGGAGTCAGTTTTTTGCAGGGACCACACCATTCCGCACCGTATTTGATAACGACAAAGTCGCTCTTTTTACGATAATGTATGTATCGACGAAGAGTTTCCGGATAATGGACGGACATATTTAATCGATGTTCCTATAGTTTATGCTTTGTAAGTAATGCAAAACTAATATTCAATAAATTTTAATACTTTATTTAAAATTTATTTAAATGGGAAATCAGGTATGTAGTTGTCAGCCCGGCCCGGATGGTAATGAAGTTCCTGGAGGTAGTTGTCCTATTATTCCAACTCTTCAATGCCAGGCCGATTTTGTAAATGAATGCGATACACCAGGAAATGTTTGTACTTCTTTTCAACAACAAGTACCAGAGGAAGGTTTGACAGAATATTGTAACCAACCTAGGGGTTGTTGTCCAGGACGACCACAAGATAAGGATCAATGGTTGGTAGAAATAGACAATGTGAACTCTCCATGTAATGGAATTTGTGCAGAAGTTGATATTGAGGGATGTCTATCTCTTAATAATAATACCCCCGCTGTATGTGCCGGTGAATTAGGCGGCAACATTGCAACTAATCCAAGTAGTGAGTTAAAAGTTACGTGTAAGTGGCCAATAGACACATTTACTAGTTTAGAAGCAGTTAATACGTGGTTAAATACATATGGTATAGAAACCCCTGAAAATCTTAAAACGTGGAACACAAAAATTATGCCTACCCTATGTCAAGGTTTCCAAGGAAATGCTATTGACGGACCAGGGACTTGTCCATCATCTTTTGTTGGTGGTATTTGTTCTGATCTTATAGCAAATAGTCCAACCGGAGAGATATGTCGTAGGTGGCTTGGAGGAATTAGTGAAGATGATACAGAAGCTAAAGCGGCCGCAAATGAAACTATCTTTGGTTACTGTCGCAATTTGGCTAATATAAATCAAATATTACCCGGGGCGAACGTAGATATAAAAGATGGAGAAGTCAATGAATGTCTATGCATTAATAGAGGAAAAGATCCGAATGGAACATATAATCAAATATTGCAGGCAGCTGGTTCGAATAATGACCTAATTAATAGTTTAGGAAAAGTAGGGTGTTGGTATGCCCCTTGTAATTCAGGTACAGATCAACTAATTCCATTGGAAACCGCTGAAACGGCGTCGGATTATTACCCAGAAGATTGTCCGGATGTATGTAAAATTGTTAATACCTTTAGTGGTACAATTGAAAATAGTACAATTAAAGAAGAAATTAATTGTGGCGGAAGTAAGCCAACACCTCCCGGAGGAACTGCCCCTCCTAGTCGTACTCCGGAAACTAGATCGTTTCTTGACAAGTATTGGTGGGTAGGGGTACTACTTATAATATTCTTTTTAATCATAATTTTAGTAGTGTTTATAATATTCGATATGGAAGAACCAAGCAAGAAAAAGAAAGAACAACCAGTATTACCTTTTTAAAATTTACCATATGCATTCATAACTAATGAATTCTTTAATAGTGTTTCACCTAATATAAGATAATTCTTGAAATATTTAATAATTTCAAGATGAAAAGTCGAAAAGATAGAAAGAATAAAATTTAAAAATAAAATTATAGAATTAGTAAAGAAATGTCGAAATACTGGGGTCATAACCGAAACTACGTCCTACTCTTCATAGTAGTAATAATAGTAATCTTACTTATTCTCTGGGCTTTGTTCAGAAATAACAATGATGATGATTGTCATGATGATGATCACAGCTACAGCCATAGCAGATCTGACAGTCGCGACTGCGATAGAAGGTCACGCCGTTCCAGTGACTCTCGATACTCTAGGGATAGCCGCAGCGACAAATACAGCAGCGATAGCTACTCAGAGAGCAGCTACAGCGACAGCCGCAAACACTAATTAAAATCTTTAATTAGATAATATCCAATATATAATAAATATTTATTATATATTAATTTATGGAATGGTAAAATAGTTAATTTAGTTTGAGTATTAGTAGTTATTTCGGTATAAGAAAGTCATCGTTAATAAATATATCTCTCCTATGTTTAACCCATTGGACGACCCAATAGCAAATCAGACCTACTGTCAGTAACATCAGGCCTAAACTTACCCAACCAGCTATTTGGTAATATAAATTTAACTTTCCTAGATTAAAATATTGATTTCCTTCTTCCCAATAGCATAATACATTGGATCCTATTGGATTATCAGACATGTATCGTATTAGATCCAAGTATAAATTTTCTTCTAAGTATAATTTACCTAAATAATTGCTAGAATATATAACATCTACGATCATATAGAAATATTCAAAAGAATCTGTAGAATTTTGGATATTCGGACGGTCCCAATTCACTCTTTCAATTTCATTATATTTAGATATATTGCATATTGTATCATGGTAATTAAAGGCTAATGATAATGATATAGTACATCCAATCAATGTTATTAAAAAATATGCTATTCCGTGTAGAATTTCTGAACAAGCCTGACGTTTCTTCACTTGACTAATCAATACATCCATCTTAATCTTAATATTTCAACAAAGTTTCAAGAATATAATCAATTAGAAAATAAAGATGGCTCCTAGATCTATCTACGACTATGAAATAATTAAAAAAATAGGTAGTGGTGCTTTTGGAACAGTGTATCAGGCTAGAAGAAACTCCGATAATAAGTTAATTGCACTTAAAGTAATTAATATCCCGAAAGGGAAAGAAAATTTAGTTGATATTAGTTACAAAGAAGTAGAATATCTGAAAAAGTTATCGGATCCCACTTGTAATCCATTTACTATCTGTTATTACGATAGTTATTATAACTCGGATAGCAATCAGTTCTTTATTGAGATGGAATATATAGATGGAACGGATATGTTTGATTTTGTAATGAGAGCTAAGAGTGGAAATTATGTAAAACTATATCACTATTTATTATTGTTAATTGCGAAGGATTTAGCAATAGGTTTGAAATATATACATTCTAAAGATTTAATACACAATGACATTAAATTGGAAAATATCATGATTGATGAAGAATATACTCCTAGAATTATCGATTTTGGATTGGCGTGTCATACTAGGTCTAAAGAAAATCTTGGTAAATATTGCGTTAATACGGGAGGAACTCCCTGGTATTTATCTCCGGAGTACTTTGAATCGAATATTCGAACCCCCGCATCCGATATGTGGGCACTCGGTGTGACTCTTTATACAGCGGTAACAGGAGAGTATCCTTATGAAGTTGAGAGTGGTGATATTCAAGAATTATTTTCCAAAATAATCAATACAGAGCCACCCAAACTCAATACGTCTAATGAACAGATAAATGATATAGTGAATGGACTATTAAACAAAAACCCTAATCAAAGATATACAGCGGATGATTTAATAAGAAAGTTAGAAATAATTCCTAAACCTGCTGTTTACCCCTTTGTTCCTCAAGTAACTACTGATTCAAATATGTTACAACTAGAATCAAAACAGACACCTCAGAAACAGAGATATGGATTTTTAACTGATTCAAGTATGTTACAACTAGAATCAAAACAGACACCTCAGAAACAGAGATATGGATTTTTAAC